TGTGGTCCTTGTGGCCCAGCGTTCAGATCGACCATCTGGCCTTGCATCTTCTGCATCACCTGGGCTTCGTGCTCTGCGTAATGTGCGGCGACGGCTTGTGCGGCCTCGGGGTTGGACTCGACCCATACCCGGTCCTGCATCTTCGTTCCGTGCTTCCGCATGTGCAGCTTGTCGTTTTCCCACGGCTGGACGGTGAGGGGTTTGCCCTGCTCCGCATCGACGTGCTCGGCGTCTGCCTGGGCGGCGTCCAACTCGTCCGGGCGGAAGACCCCCCGGGCGCTCGGAACCTCCAGCATCTCCAGGAAGAACTCTCGGTTGAACTCGCCGTCCTCGTCCGCAAACACCATCGGGGCGAACTGCAGCAGTTGCATCACCCGGTCTTGCTGCGCCGCCTTGGACTTCGGGAACATCGAGCCGTGGGCGAGGGTCACGTCGATCACGCGGGACGTATCGGCCCGTGTCATGTGATAGACCTTGGCCCTGCCGGAGTTGCCAAGGATTCGGAACGAGCGATCCTCGGTGTAGTACCGCTGCACCATGTTCAAGATGAGGCGCCCCGCCGACCTGAGCGCCGACTCCGTCTGCAAGGCCAGCGGCACGAAGGCTCGCATCGCCGCTTCCTGCAGGCCGTACAGGGCTTGGGCCGACCGCACATTGGGCGGGTTCTGGCCGACGAGCGGGTCGTTGATCCCCGCGATGGTCTGCATGGCGTTCATCGCCAGCGTCATCACGGTGGGGTGGATCGTGGGCGCCGGGGGCGGCGTGACCGCGTGGACCTCGCTGCCGGGGTTCTTGACGATGACCTCGCCGGGGCGGTCGTTGATCGCCGTTTCCTTGATGCCCGCATGCTTGTCCACAACCCACTTGGGGTTGCTCATGAGGTTCATGATCTCGTGGTAACGAGACACGGCCCGGTTGTGCATTAGCTGCAGGGGACGGAGGTGCTTGACGTAGCCGTCAGCCCAGAACCTCCCCGGAACCTTGATGGACGGGAAGTGGACGAAGGGGTAGCGCCCGCCGTAGGGGTGCCTCTTCGGCTTCGACTCCTTGAGAATCCGCCCGTTGGCGACGGTGTAGACCCGCCCCTGCGGGTACGACTTGCTCGGGGCCTCGTACCACTCCAGCACCCGAACCTGGGCCTTGGCGTCGTCGGCGGTGTACACGGACGTGCCGCTGTCGAAGCGCAGGCTTTGCTCGTAGTTGTAGAACTCCTCGGCGGTCACGTCTGGGGCGAGGTCTTTGGCGCCCTTTACGCCCTTGGCGATGAGCGTATCAACGTGTACGAACGACTCCTGGGCGCACCACCGGGCGTTCTCTAGGCTGGTCGCCGTCGGGTCCACGAAGAAGGAGAACGGCGAGACGACGGTGATGTTTATGTCGCCCTTGTAGACGATCTGCTCCTCGGGGGAAGCCATCGCTTCCGGCTCTCCGAACGGCAGGATGAAGTCGTCCTCCTCTTCCTCCTCTTCCTCCACGCCCTCCCCGGGCTCCTTTCCGCCGTCGGGAAGATCCTTGCCAGCGTAGGCGCCCGAGCCGTCCGGGTGGGGGATCGACACGGGATCTCCCGCGGTGGGATCCCAGTCGACACGCCAGAACCCGTTCCCGGTAATCAGGGACCACATCAGGACATCGGCGAGTTTGGTGGTGCCACTGAGTCGGTCCCAGTGGTAGGTCAGCAGGCTCTCAAAGCCTTCGGAGGCGAGAACGTCTGCTTCGTCGTTGGTCCTCGGCATGGCTGCGAAGGTCGGCCGGCGCTCGACGAGCATGGCGACCTGTCGCTGCACGAGGGGCAGGACTTGGTTGTCGGTGACCCGTATTCGCCACGGCAGCGCCGGTCTTCGTCGCAGTCGCCCTGCGCCGTGGTCCCAGACGGTCCACTGGTCGCCCCGGTAGAAGGCGATGCCCTCCCACCACTCCCACTGGAACTGCCGCAGGATGGTCTTCGCCTCGGACAGCCGAGAGAGGATCTCGGACGCCTTTACATCACCACCCTGGGGGAAAGCGACGACGGTGCTGCCGTTCGCCATCAGCCGTCATGCCCCCATCTGGAGCGCCACTGCTCCATCTGGTCCGGGTCGTTGAGGTTGAACCCCATCTTCTCGGCGAGGTCCACCGCTGCCATTTCCTCGGAGTAGTAGGCGTCTCTGCCGTTCGCTCCGTCCTGCATGGCGGCGACCTCTAGGTTCGCCTGATCGATCTCGTTGAAGCCTCGGATCGCCTCTGCGTTCGCGGCGTCTGCCCGGTCCTCTGCGAGGCACTCGCGCAGGACTCCGAGGAGGAACGACTGGTTCTGCTCTCGCTCCACCGGAGCCCAGCGCGCCATTTTCCACATAATGAAGGCGATGGTGATCGCGTTCAGTGCGGAAATGAGGGCGAGGGCCCCAGTGGAGAGGTCGCTCATGGCGACTACAGGCTCGGCTTCTTGATGCCCTTGGAGGCGCCGCCGCCGCCGATCTTCGTGCTCGTGTCGCCACCGCCCCACTTGCGCTGGACGGAGTCCGTGCCGGTGTCTTTCGCCGGGAACTGCCGCTTGCTCTTGTGCTTGCTCATCGTCTTTCTCCTGGTTACCAGTTGAGTCCGAGGACGCTATGGACGCCCTCACCGCCGCCGTATTTGGCTGCTGCTGCGATCTGCGTCCAGGCAGAATCCACTGCCCGATGCTGCGTTGCCGGCTCCGTCCTCGTGTTCACCATGCCGCCGAGGCCGTCTTGGACGATGCCGCCCATGTAGGCGATCCCGATCGAGGTGATCCGGTCGTCGTAGCCGTGTGTCGGGTCGGCAGGCTGTTCCTTCGCCTTCCCCGAAGCGTCGTTCGTAATGAGCACCCAGTCCCGCATCTCTGCGATGGTTCCGGGGCAGTTGATGATGATGTCGCCAGCGCGAACGCCCCGCTTGAGGGCCGCGATCATGGATCGCCGGGACTTCGTGTTCGTGTTCCAGCCCCAGGACGACTTGGGCTTCTTGCCCACGCCATCGAAGATGACTTGGCGGTACAGGGTCCAGTAGTCGAGGGACTGCACCCGGTTGAGCGTCCCGATCCCGGGCCCGTTGACCTCGATGACGAGGAGGGCGTCGTTGTAGTAGCGCCCGAGGGCGTACACGAGGATGCCGAGTTGGTCCTCGTCCATGCGCCCGTGAACGGTGGCGACCTGTTCGGAGGTCAACTTGTCGAGCACCGAGGCAGACGAGAAGTCCCCGTTGACCTTGCCGTATGACGCATCCACGCCGATGACGTACTCGTGGCCCTTGATCGACTTCTCGTAGATGGCAACGGGGCCGTCGTCAGCCTGCTGGAAGGCCCACGGGACGACGCCGTCCGAGGTCACGTCGCCCACAGAGACATCGAAGTCTCCTCGCAGGACCGGGAGAACCCGGCTGCGAACGCGGTCCTCGGCCTTGGTGAGGGCGCCCATATCGAACACCTTCCGCCCTGACGAGACGAAAGCCTCTTCGGGGGTAGTTGGGTATTCCTGGTGGAACAGGTGGACATCGCCGTCGCACTTGTCGGCAATCGTCCGGCGGCGCCACACGAGTTGCTCAAAGTCCGCGAGGAAGTGCCGAGCGAGGAGCACCTCCTCCTTGTCCATGTGCTTTTCAAAGTAGTCGAAGTCGTCTTCGTCCCAGTCGGCGAGGTTGGCCCGGTATTCCGGGTGTTCCAGCCACGAGAGGAAGACGGGGAGGTAGCCGGAATCCGAAGCTCTGGGGTCGATGCACGTCCACTGCAGCCTTCCAGAGTGCTTGGACTTCTGCATCTCCCAACCGAGCGCAGCCTTCTGCCAAACCTTGTTCTGGAACCAGTTGCCGTAGCCGTTGGCGGTCGACTCGATGAAGACCCAGGTGTTGTGCGCGTCGGGTATGCCCTGCGAGATGCCGCCCCAGAACCTCTCGGGCTCTGCCCAGAACGCGGCCTCGGAGGCGTGTATGGCGTGGTAGGTGGCGGATCGGCCCTTGCCGGACTGCTTCTTGGAGGTTCCCCCGAGGGCAGCGGTCTTGACGACGATGCGAGAACCCACGCCTGGGTTCGTCTTGCGCTGGGCGATCTTCGGGTTGTCGAAGACGATCTCCTCGGTGTTGAACTTCTCGGTCATCGGGCGAAGTTCGTCGGGGAGAGACTCGTAGTAGAGCTTGAACATGGTGAAGATGTTCTTCACCGCGTCCTCTTCGTGAGCGAGGATCAGCGAGGTCGCGTCCCGGTGGAACGCCGTGCGCCAGAACAGCAACCCCTCACACAGGGTTGAGATACCCATCTGCCTCGCCTTGAGGATGACGACTCGGACGGGTTTGCCTTCGGAATACTGCTGGACGGCTGCGTGGTAGAGGCGTTTCTGCGCCATCGTCCAGTTGTTGAAAAGTTGTCGCCCGCCGCTCTTGGTACGGATCCACATGAAGTTGTGGAGCAGGAAGGCAGGGTTGATCTCGCAGAGGCGCACGATCTTCTTGAGCGTGTCTAGGGATTCGTCCTTGGAGAAGGTGTCTCCTGCCTTTACGCGCAGGGCGACTTGTTCCCGGTCAAGCCAGAGGGAGTGCGCCTCGGAGCCGTCGGCGATGTACCACGGCCTCTGTGCAAGTTGGCCCACTAGCCTCGGACTTTCTTCGGTTTCGGCCCGGTGTAGCCAGCGTCTCGCAGCGCCTTGTGTTCGGGCACGCGCGTGGCGTCTCCGGTGGCGTACTTACCGAGTCGTTGGGCGTTTTGCCGGTGGGTGAACTCGTCCCCAGACGAGAACCTCATCTTCCCGTCCCTCAAGGGTTTGGCCCCGTCGGTCGAGTATTGCATGCCCCGGTCTTGCTGGTGCTCGGCCGAACTGGACGCCTCTCGGTCCTTGGCGTACTTCCGGCTTCCCTGTGCGGTGCTGACCTTTCCGTCGCCGTCGACATGCCGAGAGCGGTCTTCGACGAGGCGCGTCTTGCCGGCCTTGAGGTTCTTGGACTGGCGCAGGCTCACTCGTCCTCTTCTACCTTCTTCTTCTTCTTCTTGCGCCTCTTCTTGGGCGCCGTCTTCGCCTTGTCGAGGTTCTTGAGGGCGACCTTGTTGCCGTCTTTGTCTCGCTCGTACTTGAGCCCCGGCACCCTACGCCCTGCTTTCGTGGACGGCGAAGGTGTCGAGGGACAGCACCTTTCCGCCGGGAGCGGAGGCGCTGATACGGGCGAAGGGGCGCCAGTCGGAGGCTGCGGACTTGATCGCCCCATCCGCGGAGCGAATGGTAACGTCGTTGATCTTGGCGACCACGCTTCCGCCCGGGAGCAGATGCACCGAGATGTTGTAGATGGTGGACGAGGTCACCGCAGGGACGCCCGAGTCGACGTAGACCGCTGGGGCCCCGGTGATGCGGGTGCCCAACCGCCAGCGCCCGTCGTTCGTGCCGGCTCGGAACTCCAGGTACGCCCAGTCCTGGTCGGCCACGGGACCGTCGATCACCATGGCGGCGGCGTCGCCCCACCCGATCTGGATGTTGACGGCGGCGAGGCTGGAGACGTTGGCCACCCGGGCCGACATGGTGCAGTTCCGGGCGTCGTGCCACGAGTTGGCGCCGAACAACAGCACCTTGTCGTTGTTGTTCTGGGCGTTCAAGACGCCGAAGCTCGGGGTAATGCACGTTGCGATGCTGGTGCCGGTGGCGGAGATTCTGTCGAGTCCGTACAGGTTGGCACAGTCGGTGCCGGCAGCCTCGTCGAAGTCCTCCCAGAGGGCCCGCTGCCCGTCGAGCAGATTGAGCTTCGACATGTCGATGTTGGCGTCTGCGGCGATATTGCGATTGCTGATCATCGTCTGTTCCTTTTCGGCTTGGTCCTCACAGTTGACCCCCGCACGCGCGGGATACTCGACCTCCGTTTAGCCGAGAGTAGGAAGGACGGTGCTATTCGTGGTCAACCACCCGCCGCCATGGTAAACATGCACCCATGTCGAGCAAGCGCATCCCCTACGAGGAGAGGAAGGGGGCGATCAGCGTCTCCTTGCCGAACGCCACGATCCGGCGCTTGGACGATCTCTCCGACCGGCTGAACTGCCACCGAAGCGAACTCATTGAGGACGGCGTTGAGCACGTCCTGCGCGAGTACGCCCGCCCGGAGCGCCCCGACCGTGACCAAGTTCCTCGATAAGACGTTCACCGTTCCTGCGCCCGGGACCGAAGCCTACCGTTCCGGGTGGGACCGGGTGTTCGGGGGTCACGGTGCTGACGTGAGTGGGCGCAGGGATCAGTCCGAGCCTTGGGGTTGCCTTGCGTGCGAGGAGCCCTGGTGCGTTCGGTGCAGCCAGCACGCCTGGGAGTGCCCATGTCCCCCGGAAGGTGCCGGGTGAGGCCGGGAGGCCCGTGCCCGAGTTGCCTGATCGGGATACTTCGCCTCGCCACTGCGGGCCTGCGCCAAGCCCTGATCTGCGTCTGCTGCGAGTCGATCTGGGAGCGCCCGGAGGACGGGGACGCGTGAGCGGCGGTTCTCAGGGGCACTGCTGTTCGTGCCGCGGGGGTCGTCTTCTGGGCGATCCTTCGCCTTGTTCCCCGGACTGCGAGGGCACCTACTGCACGTCTTGTGCGACGGCGTATGTGAAGCTGGACGCCTCTGGCATCGTGTATCCGCCCCCGATCACGCCCTCGACCCCGGGCGTCTGCCGGATCTGCAGAGAACCCCTTCCTCCTCGGCGCACCAAGCGCGGTGGGAGGAACCGCAAGTACCACGCTGGGCGTTGTGCGAAGCGTGCGTCGAAGGGCTTCAAGAGCCTCTAGGGCTGCTGTCGCCTCTGCGCTTCCGCTTCCCCTGCGCCCGCTGCCCCTACGATGCCGTAGTTGATGCGCGGGTCGGTGGGGTCGTAGGTGCCGACGTTGCCGGTGGCCGACTTGATCTGGGTGGGTTTGAAGACGATGTAACTGTCACCACCACCTTCGAAAGCGTTGCGATAGACGACACCATCATGCCCCGCCTCTTGTATGGTGCGTTGGATGAACTCCGTGCGACCTTCTGACATGACTGCCTGAAAGGCGTCTCTCGACATTTCGTCAGCGCCCGCCGCGCTCTCGGCCTTTCTCAGTGCGTAACCTTCCATCTTGGCCTGCTCAGGGGACTTTATCCAATAGGTAGAACGTTCTGGACCCTTGTACCAGCCCGGCGTGATTCCCTTTTGCTTCAGTTGCGAAAGAACGTGGGGACCAACCCAGTCGCCGGCTGCATCGTCCAACCGGACAGGGTTGGTTAGCGACAAATACACAGGAACAAGACGCCGCCCCGCAACCGGCGGTGGATTGCCAAACACTGCGTCATAGTTTGTCTCAAACACCTTGTTGGCTTGCCCGGAAGAGCCAAAATGCGTGCCCAACGACTGCCACGCTGCGACCTTGGTGTCGAACGCATCAAAGTCTGCCGTGGTCCCGTGGTA